CTGATCTCAATAGCTTTGTGACTGCCGATGATTTGTGCTGGATTTTGTGGCGCGATTTCAACATGGAACTTGAAACGCCAGACGAAAATCCGCGTGACTGGAATTTGTTGCGCTTCATTTCGCTTGGTTTTCAACATGACCCGGACACCAACACATTTTTGTTTGTCCTTGATCGGGATCGCGTCTACTCGAGCGCTTGCTCGTGGGGCAAGGGCGTGAAAACACCGACACATGTTCTTTCTCGCCTCATTTCTTTGCTCATGTGTGCCTGGGGTGATGTCACCATGCGGAATGCGCTCCGCTTTGTTATCAAGAGGTACATTGCCACTCACGACAACACAATGTCAGGCAACACTGAGTGGGATCAGCTGAAGTTCAGCAGGCCTAATGATTCCACGATGCGCGAGTTGTTCACCGGTTTTCAGGGTCAAGGTGGTGCTGCAGAGCTGCCTCGACTAACAACTTCTGCCATGGACGAAGTTTATGACTACCGATTACATGACACCGATGAGCACTCCCTATACCACAAAGGTCACTTACAAGCGCAATCTCAAGAACAAGGCCCAACATCGCAAGCTCAAACTTGCTGACATCCAAGCCAAATTTGCCAAGGATGGGAAATCTTTGCCTGAGTCCAAGCTTGCCGTCCCCCGGCACATCAAACTTGCTCAGAGTCGACAGAGAGCTCAAACGTCAGGAGACGCCTGGTTTCATCGCAGCCTCAAAATGGCACATCGAGCACGACCGGCATCGGCGCCACCTGCAGGACTGTCTCTCGTGCCAACTGCTGGCTTCAAAACTGTGGGCCCGATCGTTGGAGCAGGGGTTCCCGGGTTCTCAGTGGCTGATGCAGCCCGCCTTTACCGCGAGTGGACCGGTCGCGATCCCAACAAGGATGCAATCGCCGCAGGCAAGAAGCTTGGCAAGTTCCTCGTCGAGTGGCATCAGCGCGTCGAGTCACAGGCAAACCAACTTGTGACAACCAACAAACAGAGACTTGAGCAAGCTCGTCGCGAGGGCAAAGTTAAAAAGGCGCCACCTGGCTTTGACCCAATGAATCGCGGCTTCCAAGCTCGCGGACACGATGTCAAAACCAATCACAAAATCGCTGCATCTGCGCGCCAAATCATCATGAGCGCACCAGCTGCCTACAGCATGGCACCGCCACAAACGGGCTTCAGCACAATGACTGGCACCGGCAAAACGCGCGATGGCATCACGATTCAGGGTTGTGACTACCTCTCAGTCGTCACTCCCGACAATGCCGCCGGCACCGGCTCCAACCAAGCCAGCGGCTCGTACCTGCTGAACCTTGACATCAACCCGGCAGTGCTGGGCATTCCGCGTGTGCGTCAACTTGCAGCGCTGTTCGAGCAATTCCATTTCAAGTACTTTCGAATCTACTACGCCCCTGGTTGTGCAACTGACACGCCTGGGTCAATGGCAGCGTTCACTGAAACGGATCCGGACGATCAACTTAGTCCGGACCTCAACGTTCGAATTAAGCAGCTGTTCGGGCACGCGCGCGCTGCAACCAGCAGTTTCTTCACGCCGGCGCGCTTCGACGTGATTTGCAAATCAGGCCAATTCTACGTCGATGCAGGTCCTGAAGAGCGCCTGGTCACTCAGGCGCACTTCAACGCGCTCGTTCTCAACGCAGACACCACAAGCAAGGCAACTGGTGTCTGGTTTTGTGAGTACGAGCTTGAGCTGTGGCGCAGCCGCGAGGATGACCCACTTGTTCCGGGTGGCTGGTGGGGTTTTGAGGTTGATGCAACTGCATCAAATGCGAACTACGACCCGATCAACGCCAACTTCGTTGCGCGCACGGATGAGAGCTACAGAAGCATCGGTGATGCCACGATGACACCAACGGTCGAACAGGTTACGATCAACACGTACCCTGCGTCGAAGCTCACCTTCACGGGGGTTGGCACTGGGCCTTTCAATGTCGCCATTGACGACGTTCGG